CCCATTGTTACTTGGAATTCTACAGGAGCTCCTGAACCGGCTGGATTATATTCAACATCACCTACACTTGTAGGAAAGGCTCCTACTAGAGTGAATTGAGCTACACGATTCAGCTGTGTGTCCAGCTGCACCAAATCAACAACTGATGTTTCTCTAGCAATATAATAATTACCTGTACTTGTCGCGTCATCGAATGTGTCACGTGTCCAGTTCAATAACAGATTTCTCAAATTATCAACTCTGTCACTATAAAACGTGAGACTATACTCACCGGTGTATGTTGCTCCTCCAGGTACTTTAAAATTTAGTCCCATATAAGGTACATCAGTCACACTAATCGTACGGCCAGGTATACTACCACCTTTGGCGTAGACTAAGTCGTCTTCTGTAATTGCGACACTACCGTCGTCATTTTGGATATTAAGTACTCTAAACTGGAAATCGCGGCTGAAATCTCTTTCTTGCGCTACTCTGTAGAAATCTGATATTGTTTGTCTTACGTCTGGCATAAATTTGTCTCCTTACAATTACTTATGGGTTAGGCTACCAATTCGCTGAAGTCTTGACCAGTTCTTGTTGCATAAAAGTTGACTAATATAAACTCAGCTGCTCTAGTGGGCTTAATATATATGTCGACTACCAGCTCATTATTGTCTATAACATCTGAGCTGTTGTTCCGGTCATCACATACTATCAGGTAATCATACAATCCTTGTGTATTTTTTTACCTCCTCGAATATTGGCCTAATCACATTCACCAACTGTGTTCTGGTGAACAGTGTGTTTGGTTCAAATACAAAGTATTTTACAGAATTCATTACTGCTTTCTGCAAATACAAAAACATCCTACGAACATTTATCCTGTCAAACGCACTAGGCTTTTGTTGCATGGTCTTTTGCCCGAAAATCGCGAATCCTTCGTTCGGAAACTGTGTGATTGGGTTGATACCAAGCTTGTATAACTGGTCGCGTTCTTTTTGTTTTGGATAATAAGCGAGATCCTGTAACCCGGTTAGAATACCTTTAGTAAAGCCGGCAGGTGCTACCCATGGTGCGAAGTTTGAATCTGTATTCGCCATTGCTTGAGCTACATACCCACTAGTTGGCACCCAAACACCTCTGTTGAGAGCTTTATCTTGTGTAAATGCCCAGTTACCGTATGTTGCACAATAACTACTGTTTTTATTACCACCGGTCATCATGTGCCTCATTGGCCAATAGATGTGTTGTGAGAATGTAACTCCTGCTTCCCTGTTCTTACTCGTTAAAATACGACTGTTTCTACCTTGTACAAATATATACCTCAGTGGATCAGCTAAAAAGATATTGTCTTTTCTTGCATATTGGCTAAAGCTTCGGAAAGAATCGAAGACTGCATCATAATCCCTTGTATACCCCAATTCAGATCTCTCAATATCATCCATAATCTTGGTATTATACAGACCAGAACCGCTCAACCCTGTACTTGATACGACGTGTTCTCCGATATCGAAATACTCTTCATCATCGAACCAATCTTGAGTTCCACCCTTGGTACCTACATATACTGTACCTAGACCAGCTTCACAAGTTATATCGATCGGAAATAAATCAAAATTATCAGCCAACTCGAAAATACGGTCAAGCTTCGCTGGTATATTACCGGTTTGTTTAGCTTCAGCCAATTGTTGACGATAAACACCATGTGGATACACGTTATTAGCATGTTTTACTTGTGCTACACTATCACGTTGCAAGTCCTGCCAAGATTTAATATACAATCTGTCTTGTTTTTCCTCTGTTCTGTTTAAGAATCGTTGTGAAACCTTAAAGTCGTTAACTTCTTGTGTGGTTTCGGCTTTTTCCAGTGGTGTGAGCTCATCATAATATCTCATATCAGCAGCTGGTAGAATTCTGATCTTTCTGGTTGGGAAACCATTTTCATCAAGCCAATTACCAGCCGTTTTTGACATACCTTCATTCATCTTGAGATAAAGATTGTTGCTATTTTCAGCTTCACTTTCAATAAAGTATGATACTGAAGTACCACCGGAGCTTAAGAATTTCTCTCTGAAGTAGTTAACCGATCCTATAACACTATCTGCTACAAGATAGTCAAGCTTTGTTGTATCCGGTTCGAGTGTCGATTGACGTACCTTGAATACCGCGAGAGACAATATATCTGAAAACTCTTCAGTGTTTAAGTCAAATTCACTTAGGTT